CACACGCACAAGCTCCACCACAATCTGCATCTATACCTGAGATATAACCTGAATCTGAATAATACTTAGCTGCTTCCATTAAAGTATAACCGACCGGAACAGTTACATCTTCCTTTTCACCACTAGGCTGTACAAAAGTTACTGTAATTTCTTTCATAAAAAATCCTATAACTTTGGTAATTTTGATTCAGTTATAAGTTCTTTATTTGGTGTTAAAATTTTACTTGTGTTAGCCTGATAAGAATTTAAAATATCTTTTTTAGGTTTCACATTAGTAACAACTTTATCAGCCGAAATGGTAATTGTTTCATCTTCTGAAAACGGCATATAAGGCGTCATCATCAATTGAACAGGTTGACCAGGTGCTGATTGTGTTGGAATGATTGTAAAAGATTTTGTTAGTGTGTAATTACCAACTGTATCTTTTTCGATTTTGCCGATTACATCTTCGCCTGTAATCAGCCTTACTATTCTCACTTCTGACATAATTTACTCCTTTAGTTATAATATAACACAACTTTGACAATTAGTCAAGGCTGTATTTGGTTGTTATCACATATTTTCTTTGGGGATTGACCATAACATTCAATTTATTCATAAATTCACGGTCTAATAGAATTAAAGTTCTTTCATCTCTATCGTCCAAAGTAAATTCTATATCTTTGTATAGTCCGCCAGCAAAACCAACATCTAGCTTGACCACATATCTTGTTTCATCATAATCTCTTAAACCGCCTACTGAAATTTCTTCTTTTCTGACAATATCGGAGGTAATTGTTTTCCCCAAAAGAGACCATCTAATTTGTTTACCATCCACCTTATAACTGTCAGCATGAATAACTGGCATACCAGAATTACCTGTATCAAACTTAGCGATAATTTCTCCGAAAGGTTTGATTGTGACCACTTCTTTGTAACCACATTCTGTTGGTACTGTGTATCTATGCTTTTTATTAGCAAAGTAGCTGATAACAATGTTAGATATATTCTTATTTGTTGCATCTTCAATTCCTTCAGTTCCAGGTGATGAATTCACCTCTAACATAAATGGCGGTTCTTTTTCTCTATTCTTACTAGGTATAAAATCAACCGCAGCCCATAATCCATTTACTGCTTTTGCAGCTTTTAATGATTCTTCTATTTCTAATTCTGTTAACTTAATATTTTCTGGTTTAGAACCTTGTGATACATTTGACCTAAAATCACCTTCAATAACTGGTCGTTTCATAGCTGCAATTACTTTGCCACCTAAAACATGGACTCTTACATCATAATCTGTTTTAATATATTGTTGTGCTAATAAGTCGGCATCTTCATCTTGTTTATGTACTAATTGAACAATACTATCTAATGCTTTTTCACTTTCAACAAATAATACACCAACACCTTTACTGCCTCTAAGTGTTTTTAGAATAATTGGAAATTTTAAACCAGCATTATTAATAAGTTCAACTGAGTTTTCGGGGTCGTTAATTAAAATTGTTTTTGGTTCTGTTAAACCATAATCTGCAAGTCTTAATGAAGTTCTATATTTGTCAGCACATACAGAAATAGATTGTCTGCCATTTACTACACAAACATTAGCTCTTTCTAATATAGAAACAAAGTCTAACCAACTGTCTTTTCTTGTAATAGAACCACGAATAATAGCAACGGTATCTGTGGTGATTTCAAAACCTTTTTTATCGTCTTTGTTATGAAATCTACGAATACCATCTTCAAATGTGGTATAGCCACCACTTAATTTAAAGAGATAATGTGGGTATTTTAACTTATCACATTCTTCTCTTAAACGGTCAGCCGTATGAAAGGTTTTAGCTTCTTCAGGTTCGTCTGTAATAATCAGTAACCTGAGAAAGTCTTTTTCCTCTTTTGCTTCTGTTAAGAAATCTTTAAACTTAGGAACCTGCATTTACTCGCCATCTTTTTCTTCGACTTTCTTACCAATATTATATTTGGCAGCCAAGTTCCACTCTTTCTTTTCTTTGAAAGGTAATACTTTAATTTGACTTAATGGTGCCTTGTTCTCAGCATCTTCGGATTTTACAATATCAATTAAGTTCCAGTCTTGTAACAATATCGCAATTGTGTTTCTTCTTTGAATATCGTTCTCAACTAAGGTTGCCTTTTTACCGTCTAAAGCAAATAACTCTTTGAAATGTACAATATAGTATTTACCTTGTTTGTGTAAAATATGGCAAGATTGATATAGTGTCTTGTCTTTACGACTAGCAACACCAATCCTTGTTAATGTTTCTCTTACTTTTAAGAAGTCGTCTGGTTGTTTGATAGTTACTTCTAGCATACTCTCAGGCGACCATGAAATTTCTTCACTCATTTTTTTGTTCTCCCACCTTTTTCAAGTGTTAATTTAATCTCATTAATCTGTTTATCATTTAGTATGCTGAGAGCTTCTTTAGCTTTTTCATTACTGTAACCATAATACTCTTTTACATACTCTAGGTTTTTCAATTTGGCCTGTGATAACCACTTGCCACCAAATCGCTTTTTCTTACGGATACTATTTATGTAAAAGTGGAATTGTAACTTTTTGTCTAAGAAGTGATAACCATTCATCTCGTTAGCCTGAGCAATGGTATCGTAGTGCATAGATAAACACTTGTTAATGATATAAGGTGGGTATTTCTTCTCCCATGTTAAATCGTCACTATCAAGTAGTGGCGTTTTTTCAAAGTTGATTGCGTTTAAATAATCTTTCAATTCGTACATAATAAAACCTTTATTGGAGCGGGTGACAGGATTCGCACCTGCGACCTATTCGTTGGCAACGAATTGCTCTACTACTGAGCTACACCCGCTTATTGTCATTTAATATTTAACCCTACTGTTATTTTAGAATTAATTTCTCCTTTAATAAAGGTATTAAATGCTAAACTAATTCTAGTATTCTTTTCATGTGCGTTTTTATCAACTGAATGTTCTATATATGAAGGAAATATAACCAAATCTCCATTACTTACAGGAACAATCCAAGACCTTGAATTAAAATCATTTTGTTCCATTGCTTCTATATTAATTAAAGTTTTATCTTCTTTAAAAAATATAATTGAGTCGTTTTTATTACAATTGACATAATACACACCACTTAAAAAGCTGTTAGTGTGTGAATGTTTATGATGCCAATGTCCTGGGTGTGTATAAGTGAACCA